TGTGATGAAGTAGTAAAACTAGGAATACTCCACAAAATACGATTATTAGGCTGAATTGCGTAATTACCGTTATCAAGAGCCAAAACATGTCCGCACTTATGCTGGTCAGGGATTTCAGAATGCTCCGTATTGCTAATGTTAGGCTCTGGATGTGCCCAATCAACCGTAAATAAATATTCACCATAATAAACCTTAGTTTTATTTTTGCCAAAATATTTGCAACGTTGTCCTTTTAAAAAATCAAAAACAGTAATACTAGGATAATAACTAAATGAATTCCATAACTCAAGATCTTCGAGATCTTGATGTTCCATCGGTGTGCTATACACATCACTGCTGTTTCTTCTTTGAAGAAAAGCAGAGATAGGAAGTCTCCAATATATTGCACCATTCGTAAGTAAGCAGTGAAACAAGAGTGCACGACCGCTAATACTCCCCAAACCAAATACCACGCAGTCTTCAGTTTCTCCTTTATGTTCTCGTAAGTCATATAAATATTCTTTTTTTATTTTACAATAAATAGGAGGAATGTTTGTATTTAAATAAGACATTATTTAATTTCTTTTAAATCATTCTCTCTATCTAAGAACTTATAGTCTATCCTTTCTACAATAAAATCTCTAGTTATTTTTTGACATATTTCTTCCGGATCAAATTCACCGCATGAATACACATCGAATTGCATTAATGCTGGACTAACTTCGTCCCAAACGTGCATTACAATATGAGATGTTTCAATGATCGCTGCTCCAGTGATTCCTCTATTACCTACGACATCACTATAAGTGACATATGGACCCATTAATACTTTCATATTAATAGAATCAATAAAATCTTTTAACCAATCTGTAAGATACTGTACACTCATCGGAGGATTGAGTGCCTCTGCTCTAATTATTAAATGCTTGTGAACTAATAATTTATTTTTTTCCATTTAGGCGGAACATAACTAACATTTCCACCTACGTCTAGCCTGACGAATTCTTGAGTTTGGATCTTTGGCAGCTTTAGGAAACATTTTCATTTGACCAGCAGATCTAGCGCAATAAGATTTTCTTCTTGCTGCTCTTCTTCCTGTTGGTTTGTCTTCTGTTACAGCTGTGGATAATTTTGATCCTGGATTTTCTCTTCTGTATCTTGCAACTCCAGCCTTAGTCATACCAGCACCAGATTTAGTAGGTCGGTAATATTTTTTTGTTTTAGGAGGTTGAACATCTCCACCAGATCTGTAACTTAACAATTCAGTTACGTAGTCTCTCATTATGAAGATTCACCAGTTCCTGGTGCATTGTATTTATCAGTTAATAATGTAACTGCTGCAATATTAGTCATTGTAGATACATAAATTCCTCTTGGAAACGGAATACCGTCTTCAGGAAAATTTAAATTAATAACATCACCTGTAGGTACGTTTGCAATGAATAATGTTCTTCCAGTTGTTGCATTAGTTGTTTTTAATTCAACTAAACCAGCACCAGTAGAATTTCCTGCAACAATAATTCCTCTTAATCTAGTTGCTGGAGCAACTATTACATTTGTAGTAGCTGATGTAAATCTTGTAGCTTGTATATCGCTTTTAAAACTCATTATATTCTCCGTTAATTAAGGAGCTCCGGAGAGCTCCCTAAAAAATATATTAACTTAAATTTCTAGTTTGTACATAGAATACAGTAATTCTAGCTGCTCCAGTAGATGCTGTTCCACCAGTACCAGTGTAAGTTACTGTTACTCTTCTATCTGTAGTACCTATATCAGACCAGTTAGCAACGTTAGCTGCTGAACCTGGTGCAATTAAACCAGTTGATGAAATAACTGAAACTGCATTAATTAATGTAGTTGCATTCCCAGCTGTTGTTCCAACTTTGATAGTTGCTGTTGTTGTATTATTAAATTGTGTTGATACAGCAATTTTAATATCTACAACTTGAGAATCTTTAGGAAGTACAATGTTAGTGCTTTTTGCAGTACTGTTTGTATATGCTAAAGTATCTGTTTGAGAAAGAATTACATCACCAACGTTTTTAACGTCTTGTCCTAATGTAGTTCCAACTGTATTCAAAATAGTACCAGCTTTTACTGGACCTTGAAATGTTGTTTGTGCCATGTTTTTGCTCCTGTATAGCGGTTAAATTTTGTAGTCTCTATACCGTCTGACTAGCCAGTCTACAAAATTATTATTCTAGTATTTTTGATTATAAATGAAAAAGGGGCCAGTGTAAACACCAGCCCCTTCTTTGATTGTCAATCTAACTATTAAGATGTAGGTAAATTTCCGTTACCAAATACAGCTCTTGGATCAGACCAACCGAAAGAATATCTTTCTCTCGCTTTGAATCTTACGTTTCCAGTGTCAAAATCACCTTCTAGAGCAGTTCTTAATGGAGCTCTTTCAAAGTGTTTAAGACCATTTGGAATATCAGTTAAGATAAAGAATGAATCTGTGTCAGTTAAAAAGTGGTTAACTCTATAACCTTGAGGTAACATTCCCATGTTTCCAATAGCGTTGATATCGTTATCAGCTGTACCAACTCTTAAAGGTGATTTAAGAATTCTCTCAGCAGTAAACTGAAGTTCTTTTGGAACTATCATTTTAGTACCTTGAACTGCAATTCTTAATCCTCTTTCGTCAACGAATCCAGCAATATCAATCAATGATTGTTCTAATGATGTTTCGTTTAAGTCAGATGCAGTTGATAATACGTTAGAAAACGTTCCACCATTTGCAAGTGGGTGAGCACTATTGATAAGAGTCACACCGTCACCACCTGTATAGCCAGTTTTCTGTGCGTTGTTTAAAATCGCAGCAGCTTTAACTTGCTTAGTGTTTGACATTGATCTTGCCAATGCTCTTGTGTATCGACCAGCTAGTCTGTCATACAAGTTATCCTCAATCGCTTCTTCAGTGATAGCAAATGCTAGCGCTATAGTTTCGTGAGTGTATCTTGAAGTGAAAGCTTCGTTAGCTTGATCGAATACAACACCCGCACCCTCAGATTTAACTGGAGCACTTGCGAAACCTGTTAACATTACTTCTTCTTCAAATGCTCGATCAGAAGATTCAGTTGTAAAGATTTCTGCGTGTTCGTTTTCATATCTGTTGTATTCAAGTCCGAATAAAGCATTCAAACCTGGTTCTAACTCTTTAGTTAGTTGTTGCCTAGATATAGCCATGTTTTATTCTCCTTTTATGCTAAGCCAGCAGTAGCAGCTTTAAAGAAATGGTTATTAATTCTAACCATAACGTTTGCGTTACTGTTTGCTGTATCACCATTGTTGTCATCTTGTGCAATATCAATTGCTTGAACTGCAAAAGTTGTACCTGTGCCAGATGCTGATACGTTTAATTGTTTTTTAGAGATACCTGTTTGTGTATTTCCAGTCGCTGTTGTAAGCGAATAGTTTTTAAACAAGTCTGCTCTTGTGAATGCCGCATTAGCATCTACTAAAAACACAGTATTAGGATCGTCAACTACAAATGCTGTAATATCACCTGCAGCAACTGAACCTGGATAATAGTTTTTAAAAGTAGGCTTTTGCGTTGTTGGATCAGTATAGAAACAACCATTGAACACACCAACGATAGCATAGCTAGTTCCACCAGCTGCTAAAGTTACGTTTCCAGCACCTGTTGGTTTAACTGGATCGCCTTGAAATATAGCTGTACTAAGGTTATTAGCAACAGTATATCTGTTTTGTGCGTTGTTCCATGGAGCTCCGTTTATGTTCCTGTATGGTCTAAGACCAAACTTTTCAGCTACGTTTGCCATGTTTTGTTTTCTCCGTTTAAGTTTGTTTTACGATGGTATTGCAAAAAAATTATTTTTTTCGGCCACCACCAAAAGTCACACGAGACTGTCTATCAATATTGATAGGCATTCCCGGATTCTGTTCCTTCATTAGATCGTTATCAATCGCGGTCATTTGATCTTGAGTAACTCTTGCGAAATACTCTGCGCGTGATTTTGCAATCTCGATAGGTATCCTTGCCAGAACAAGGCCACCAACCCCAATGAACCCTGCGTACTTATGACCTTTTTCATAAACCGGATAAGAATGAGATCCATTTTCAATTTCCTCAGATCTAACTAACTCGTAGCCTTCTCTAAGTTTCTTTGACATGTTTGCAGTGTCTTGAAAACCTGCAATCTCGTATCTTAACCATCTATGTACATAGCCATCTTTCGGCATTGGTGCATCTAAAGATGATGGAGGCTTCCAGTGTTTTGGTCTCTCGTTTTGTGACCTTTCTTCTGTAGCGCGTGAGGTTCTTTTTATTGTAGTCATTTTAAGCTCCTTCCTTCACGTATTTTGCGTATTCTTCTAGTGGCACCCCTAATTTTTTAGCGATAGCAACTTGTGATTTGGTGAGTCTCACAGTTCTGCGTCCAGAGTTGGTTCTACCAGCCGGAGCAACAGTTTGGACGATTTTTTTAGATTGCTCCTGTTTGCTAAACTTATGAGGGAAAGTTTCCTTCATTTGTTTATCAATCTCAGTATAATACTCATCACTTTCAGTGTCAAACCCTTGACTCACTAGATCTTCGTGAATTGTATAAGCAGCATTAGTCATTATTTTATCACTTCCAAACCATTCATTGTTTTCTGCCCATTTTTGAGCTCTTTTTGATGGTTCTGGTGGTAAATTAGTAACTATTTGTTGCTCTACGTTTGTTTGTTTATTTTCTTCAGACTTCTTCTGAAGTGCCCTCTCAGCATTAGTAAATTTAGCACGTTCTCTTTGAACAGCTAAATTCGTCAACTTTTCTTGAGCAGCTAAAATAGCATCAGCATCCTGATTTTCTATTGCGCTTTTCAATTGAGTTTTAACGGTTGCAGTTTCTGCATCCACTCTTGCTTCGAATTCTTTTAGATATTGATCATCATATCCAGAATATGTTTTTTTGGCTTCTTCAAATTGTTTTTGAACACCTTTTGCATATTCCATAGCAGCTTTTTCTCTACGTTCTGCTTCACGCATTTTTCGAGTAAGCTGATTGATACGAGTTTGAACAGAATCAGTATGTTCTCTTAAATCTTCAGTTTTTTTAACCGTAGGTTTTTCTTCAACTGTTTCTAGTTCTTGTTCAACTGTTATTCCTTCGATACCAGTTTTTTTAATTAATTGACCTTGTGGTTCTACTGGATCATTAATTAATTTTTCTTTTACTTCTTTTGCTTTAGTTTCTACTTCAACTACAGCATCTTGTACTTCGTTTGTTGTTTGCTCCTGTTTTTGTTCTTGCATTTTACATCTCCTTTAAAATGTATGCTCAATGTCGCGCGGATCCCCTATGGTTCCGATTATGTCATCATCATTGAGAATTCTCACTTCCCCGCCTTCAATTCGAAAACGACTCCCTGCATATCTTCCAAACATTACCCATTGCTTTGGTTTACACCAAGCACCCGTTGGAAATTTTTCAGTGTCTTTGTAACAAAGATCTCCCATTTTCAAAACGTAACCAACAGTTGTTGTTAGTTGAATCATGTCATGAGATTTATCTGAAAGTAATATCCCGCCTTTAGTTGCAGCTGGTCCAGCATAAGGTAGAACTAAAATTCTCCAACCAGTTGGTTGAGGCATTCTATCTAAAGCTGTTTTTGGGATTGAGTCTGGATCTAGAAATTTTTTTGAAATTTCTGCTTCGGATTTATAGGCATCCAAAAGGCCTTCTTTAAGAGGAGGTATCTCCTCGGTCGTCTTCGTCATTTATTAGCTCCTGTTTTTTTCGCAGGTCCATGAGTTCCTGTCGCAAATCACTTAGTGATTTGATTTGACCTACTATATATTGGTATTTCTCGTAACTGTCAACACCACTAATAGTGGCTTGTACCAATGTTTCCATTTTAGGAGCAATTATCTTTTTTAAGATAAATTCTATTGTATCCATTATCCGTTTTCTTGTTCTTTCACTTGAGGTTTATTAGCCATTGTTCTTGCAACAGATTCCGCACTTCTGCCCACGACATACCCTCCGAGACCTATTTGTAATAATGTCCAAACATCTCCTGGAAGGGTTATAGTTATAACTGCTTTGAAGAAAAATAAAATTACAGGTCCTAATACATAATTCCATACTAATATAAAAATTAATACGTACATTAATAATGGTCGCCAAGAAGATGCAAACCATCCAGCTTTTGCTTCAGCTTCAATTATTTTAGCTGCTGCTGTTAATTCTTGTGTATGAGACTGTAGCATTTGCGTTTGCAAATCTGCTTTTAATTTTGCTGCAAGATCTTTATCTGCAACTGCTTTATCAAC